CATTTGACTGCGAAAATTGTTGTAGCTGTCCCCAATGTTTAGCCACAATGTCCCGTCATCAGCCAGCACGTTGCGCACACAGCGGAACACCTCCACCATCGCGGCGATGTATTCCTCGGGCGTTTGCTCCAGACCAATCTGGCCGTCGCGCCCATAGTCGCGCAGGCCAAAGTAAGGCGGGCTTGTCACGCAAGTCTGAACCTTCACGCCATCAGCAGCCCAATGGCGCATTATTTCGCGGCAGTCTCCAAATTCAATGCAATTCATCTTGTTACCAGTTCTTTGCTGGAATACACATTAGCATCCCCCTCCCCGTTCGCCACCTCCCGCCCGTCAATGAGATAGATAGCCGTCCAAGCATCCGGCCCATCTAAGCGCTGCCATGGCACTAGGTCAGGATGCAGAACATGGCTGTCGCAGCCGGTGTATTGCGTGGCGATAGGGATCACGCTGCGGTCGAATCGTGCGCATGTCCAGTGCGCATCGCTGTCTGGCGTGGAGGGCTCCGCCGTGCTGTGGGCGCAGGTCCGACAATTCACTTCCTTTGTCTTCTTGCTGCCGTGGCAAAAGTCATGCGCCGCACAGAATTTGCACTCGTACCAGCTTGGATTGCTGGAGAGCGGCTCGGGCATCCTATCCGCCAGTGCGATGCGATGCCCGCGAGCTATCAGGCGCTCGGCCTCGGTGTGACTTGCTCGCAAACGCTCGGTGTAGATGCGATCATCGTCTTTGCAGACTGCAAAGTACAAGGCGCGGTCAATGTTCGTGCCGGCCATGTAGACCTGCATCTGGGCGGCATGGACTGGCTTGGATTTCTCGACGCCGTGCTTGACCAGATCGTCAAACGATTTCTTGCTGTGCGTCTTGGCCTCAAAGATGTGCCGAGCCTTTGGCGCACCAGGGACGCCAGATTCGATGATGCCATCCAGACTGCCGGAGACGTGCGAGCCAAAGTCCACCCGAGCCTGCTCGCCCTCGGTGCTGTGTATCTCAATCCCAATGCTTTTGAGGTCCGCCGCTATTGTGGCCTCCTCCAGCCGGCCCCGGCGGAAGAGCCGCAGGATGCGACCAGGGAAGGGCTCGCGCACCGCCCAGCGAAAGGACAGCCACAGCCACCGATCACAGGCGTGACCAAGTTGGCTGGCGCCGAGGTGCGACCTGGGTAGCTCGACCTGGCGCTCGTGGGCGGCGTCGATGGCCGCAGCCACCTCGTCTGGGATTGGGATTGCTGACATTAGGCGGCCTCTGGCTCGGGTTGGACAGGCTTGACCCAGGAGACCTCGCAGCCGCCGTAGTACATTTCCACCGTATTAAAGTCATGCTCTTGGTAGTCAAAATCCATTCGGAGTGCAACCCAAGCGATTACGGCTTGTTCAATCTCTTCTTTGCTCAATTTGATAATCATGATATTTCCTGTTTGGTTGGGGTTAGAGCGTGACACCCGTCACGCCCCGTTGCTCTAGATCACTTCGCCCAAGGCGGCGCAGCCTTCGCGCCAGCAGCAGGAGCCGCCGGCTTGCTTGCCGCAGGCATTGCCCCGCCGGCGATGGTGGCAAAGTCCTTGACCTCGTTGCCCTCGCCGTACTGGTCGCTGCTGGTGATCGCCAACTTGATCTTCAATTGCCCGCCGATCAACTGGTCGGTGTCGTTGACCTTGGCCAGGCCAATCGCTCGCATCAGGCTGTTGAGTTGCTGGCGGCCAATCTCCTCCGCTTTCGGGTTCGGGTTGCTGATGTTGAGGTTCCCGAAGATCGTGCGGCCCTGGTGGCTGGGGCCGGTAATGTCGTACTTCAGGCTGATGTATCGGCCCGTGCCGGCTTTGGTGTCTTTGACGGTCGCCTGCGTGATCGCCGCCGTGTACCAGCCGGCAGGCAGAGGCTCAAAGCTCTTGCCCATGGGCAGGTCAGCAGCGACGTAGTCTTGTCCGAGAGTAGCCATGATTTATTCCTTGGTGATTGAAAAAGACGGGCGGCCCGCCGTGGTGGTGATCGCACCCAGGAGCGGGCGCGTGATGGATTCATCGGCTGACTTCCAGGCCGACGAATTGATTTCCGGCTTCCAGCGGAAAAGTGAGCCAAGATGCTCGGCCAGGCCGGCCTCGGCGGCGATCGCTTGCAACTTGTCGCTGTCAATCTTGTGGTTGAGCCGGCCAGCGATCTTGACCGTGTAGCCTGCGTTCATGAAGGTCTTGGTCCCCTCCATGTCCTTGGCAATCTTGAACTGCTCGATCATGGCGTCTTCGACAACCCGGCGGGCCTCGGTTGCCAAGCGCTCTGCCTCTTTGCAAGCCAGCCAGACGGCGATCATTTCGCACCGCCGATCTTGCTGATGATGTGGTAAAGGTCTGGCGTTTCCCAAGCGCTCAACTTGCCGCTGCGGTCTTTCGCCAGCCACAGGCCGTCGCTGTCGCACATGAGTGCCCGCTGGCTTATCCCTTCGGCGTCCTTCTCAACCCGCAGGGCCAGCACCTCGTCAAAGAAGTAAGGCAGCGCCTGGCCGGTCTTGTTACCCGGCATTGAGGGCGAGTAGAGCACTCGACCCATCTCGTCCTGCGTCTTCTCGAGCTTGGCGCTCATGTAAACATGCCGACCGGGCAGGTCGCGGAAGGCGCGGATGATGTCCGCCATCTGTTCTTGCATTGCGCCATAGGCAGCTCTTGGGTCTTTGTTCGACTTCTTTTCAGCGTTCAGAACCACTTCAGCAATCTCCGAAATGGAGTCCAGCGCCACGCTCTGGTAATCCTTGGCCTCGTGGCTGTCACGCAGCCAAGAATAGGCTTCCATCAAAGTGGCCATGGAGCTCACCTCGATGTAGGGCAGATTTGCGTCTTGGATCGACAGCAAGCCGCCCTCGGCGGACAGGATGATGGGGGCTGGCAGGGTTGCTGCCAGGGTGGTTTTGCCTGCGCCTGCTTGGCCGTAGACGAGGATTTTGGCGCCGTTCGACGCTAATGATGCGGTGGTTTTTAGGTTGATGGCCATCTTCAGGCCTCCAGCATTTTGATGAGCTTGGCGCGGTGCGCAATGTAGAAGTCCAACATCTTGGCAACATCCGCCGGTCGGAGGTCAGCGGCTTGCGCTTGCTCCTTGGCAATGAAGCGGTCGCAGTCGGCGATGGCTTGGTTGATCTTTGCGTTCATTTCGTTTCCTTCTGTTGCAGCACTCGTCGGGAGATCCGTTCAGTGCATGGATAGCATCCTACCCCATCTTTTCAAGTTGTGCTATACTTTTTTTCGATCTTCACCAACTTTTTTTCAGGAGTACGCTTTATGATGACGATTGAGCAAGTCGTTGCCGCTCTGCAAGACCGCAAGGTCAGGGTTGTTGCAGCGGCCACCGGCCTGCACTACAGTACCGTTCTCGCTCTCCAGCGAGGTCGCAGCAAGCGGCCACGCATCACCGCGATACAGCGGTTGTCGACCTATCTATTGAAGGCGCCGAATGGCAGACCTGACTAGCATCTTCGGCGGCGTTTACGCTCTCCCAGAGCCCAAGAGGGTAGAGCCACCAGACGAGCAGCTACGGGAGGCGATGATTGAGGCGGGCCTGGAGCCGCCAGATACGATCTATCTAGACGGCAAGCTGCACCGGTTCAACTCTGGCACCAAGGGCACGCCAGGCCACAGCAAACCCGGTTGGTACGTGGCCTTCGGCGACGGCGTACCGGCAGGGCGGTTCGGCTGCTGGCGAGCAGGCATCGAGCAGGCCTGGCAGGCCGAGATGGGAAGGAAGCTAACCATCGCCGAGGAGTTCGCGCACACTAGAAGGATGGCCGAGGCGAAGGCAGCGCGGGAGGCCGAGCAGGATCGCAGTCAGGCGGTTGCCGCCAGTACGGTGGATGCGATCTGGACAGCAGGCGGTGCAGCGAGTGCCGATCATCCGTATCTAGCACGCAAGGGCATCGCACCCAACGGCGCCAGGATCACCGGAGACGGGCGGCTGATGGTTCCGCTCTACGGCGCCGAGGGTGATCTGGCCAGCGTTCAGTACATCGCAGCCGATGGCGAGAAACGCTACCACCCCGGCGGCGCTACAGGTGGCAAGTTCTGGATGCTTGGCGAGCCTGGATCAACGATCTACATCGCCGAGGGCTTCGCTACTGCCGCCACGATCCACCAAGCCACCGGCAAGGCCTGCGCTGTGGCCTACAGCGCCAGCAATCTAGTGCCGGTGACCGGCGCACTTCGGGATCGGTTCGGGGCGCAGCAGGACTTGGTAATTGTTGCCGACAACGATGCGAGTGGAGTCGGCCAGCGCTATGCCGAGCAGGCGAGTGCCAAGTATGGCGCTCGGTCGGTGATGCCGCCAGCAGCTGGGGACGCCAATGATTACGTTCAGGCCGGCAACGACCTGGCGGCGCTGCTTGAGCCAGCAGTGAGCGACTGGCTCATACCGGCGGATGAGTTCTCCCGCCAGCCAGCGCCAATAAGATGGATGGTGAAGGGCTGGATTCAGCAGGCGGCGCTCATCATGGTTCACGGCCCAAGCGGCGGCGGCAAGACGTTCGCCACGCTTGACTGGTGCCTGCGGATGGCCCAGGGCCAGCAGGACTGGTTCGGCAACCGGGTGACGCCAGGGGCGATTGTCTACTTGGCGGGCGAGGGCCACCATGGCTTGCGTAGCCGGATAGCGGCGTGGAAGGAGCACCACGGGAATGGTCAGGCTCTTAATATGTATCTCAGCAAGAGCGGCTGCGATCTAGATACTCCAGATGGCTACCGCAAGGTGTCCGAGCACATCCGGGCGCTACCCATCAAGCCCGCCATCATCACGATAGATACTCTGCACCGCTTCAACTCAGGCGACGAGAATTCATCCCAGGACGCTAAGGCAATGCTGGACGCCTGCGCCATGCTAATGGCGGAATTCAATTGCACAATCATATTGGTCCACCATACCGGCGTATCTGAGGAGACCCAGCACAGGGCTCGGGGCTCGAGCGCTTGGCGCGGTGCGCTGGACATTGAGATCAGCATCGTGCCGGCCAAGGGCGACTCGCCGATGGAGATTATCCAGCGCAAGAGCAAGGACGCCGAATTGGCGGCTACCTTATATGCTACGCTTGAGAAAGTGATTATTCCTGGTTGGTTTGACGAGGACGGCGAGCCGGTGACGAGCGCGGTGCTGGTGCAGGCGGGCGAGCCCACCAAGACCGCCAAACGCAAGCTGCGCAGCACCAACGCGAACGTGGCTTGGGAGGCGTTCAAGACGCTCAATGCTAGGCTGGTCGCCAGGTCGGAATGGAGGCAAGCGTTCGATGAACTGTCAGAGTTGGAGTCTACGAACAGCAAGAAGCAAGCGTTCTCCAGGGCCGTTGTGGAGCTTCTGGAGCGTGGCGAGATGGTCGAGGAGGAGCCCGGAATTTATGAGCTGGGGATCGGATTTTGACCGGGTACAGGGTACAAGCGGGTACAAGCGGGTACAGTTGTACCCGGGCGAAAGACGTGTTTGGGGTACAACCGGGTACACACCCCTTTAGGGGTGTACCCGCTGTACCCGAACATCGTGCGGAAAAAGCGTATCCTGATAGGGAAAACCCTTAGATGGG